TTATCCATTTGTTTCCAAATATTTACGGGCATTGATATACTTGGAAAGTCTTTCAGCATCTTTCACTGTCACTTCATTGAGTCTGTTTACGTTCATATTGTCATCGAGGTCATTTAATTTTATTGCCACGGCCAGAGGATTTCCGGAAATTCGTTGGATAAAATCTGAATATTTTTCTCTGTCTTTTCTTGTCACAAGCTCCAATGCGGCGATGATATGCTGTGGAAACCCTTCTTCTTTCAGTTGTTCAAACGTCCAGTCGGTATCTTCTACCAGATCATGCAATATCCCTCCTATCATTTCATCTTCGCTTTTTCCTTTCATCATCACCCGCAAGACATGCAGAATATAAGGTTTCCCGGATTTGTCTGTCTGGCCTGCGTGGGCCTGTACGGCAATAGAGATTGCTTTCTCAAGTAAATTTAAATTCATTGTTTAGCTTTTTGTAAATAAATATAATAAAAACCCTATAATAAATAAAACAACATACTTATCACAATTTAAAAACATGTAAAAAATCATCAATATTCTTTAAAAACATTTATTTTATCCTAATTATTACAGACAACTAATTATTAATTAAAATATTATGTAAAATTAACAGACCTGAAAAACAGGCTGTCAACTGCTCTATTCCCCTCTTTATCAAATCACATGATAAAGATTTAATACTCAATTCAAAAATAAATTTTCATCTTTGCAGCCTTAAAAATCAAACACGCTAGTTTATTTCATGAGCATTATTTTTAAAAAGCGACTATTTATAGCGCTTGTATTACCAACGGCCGCCTTATATTACGGGCAGAGTACGAAGGATTCTTTAGAAAAATCCAAATCTATTGATGAGGTGATGTTAGTGGGAAGAAACCTTTCCCAAACCGCCAAAGAAAGAAAAACTCCTGTTGCGGTTTCCACTATTAAATCTGCAGAAATTCAGGAAAAGCTGGGAAACAGGGAATTTCCGGAAATTATGAAGTCTACCCCATCCGTGTACGTTACCAAAGTAGGTGGCGGATTTGGAGACAGCAGGATCAACATGAGAGGATTTGATGGGGCCAATATTGCGGTTATCATCAATGGTCAGCCTGTTAATGACATGCAGGGAGGTACTGTTTACTGGTCAAACTGGACCGGGTTGGCTGATATTGCGAGCTCTATCCAGATCCAGAGAGGTCTTGGAGCTTCCAAATTTGTAGTTCCTTCTGTAGGAGGAACGATCAATATTGTGACGAAAGCTACCGATGCTGAACAAAAAGCAATGATCAAGGGTGAAGTTGGTAATGACAACTACTCCAGATTATCAGCAATGTATTCTTCCGGATTAAAAAACAAATGGGGAACCACAGTATTGCTTTCCCGCTGGCAAGGTGACGGATACATCAACGGAACCAAAGGAGAAGGTTACTCATGGTTTTTCTCTACAGGATTTAAGCCTAATGAAAAGCATGCCTTCAACTTCATTGCTACGGGAGCGCCTCAGGTACACGATACAAGAAGGTCTTCAGCAACCGGAGCAAATGTGGCTACCCTGAGACAATTGGATACCTACGGCAGAAGATATAATCCTCAAACGGGAATGCTGAACGGATCTCAATTCAATTTAGCACCGAACTTTTACCATAAGCCTATTGCCTCTCTTAACTGGGACTGGAATATTAATGATGCCCTGAAACTTTCCACTGTGGTTTACGGATCATGGGGACGTGGTGGCGGTGGTACCGGACTTAACGGTTCCATTAAAAACGCCAGCGGACAGACCATGAACTTCATGAACTACGGTCCGGGCGGAGACGGTACTATCAATTGGGATATGATTTACCGTTACAACAGAGGTGGTCTGGTAACCGATTATAATGGGAACAACTTCCAGAAATCAACATTTACGGCACCTGCAGGTTCCCCGTCTGATTATAACGGACAATATGTAGCGACCTTAAACGGAACCAGTGGTATTGTAAGAAAGCAAAGTATCAATGCTCATGACTGGTACGGAGCGATCGCAGACCTTAATTATAAGAAAAACAACTGGACGTTCAACGGAGGGATTGATCTTAAAACATACAAAGGAGCGCTTTATGATATCGTTACAGATATGTTAGGCTCGGATGCACTATTTGTTCCCGGTACAACGAATGCTCCAAAAGGATATTATATTGACCGTACAGTAAAGCCTGAACCTCTTACAAAGGTTAATAATGCTCAGAAAGTATCGATCTACAACGAAGGGCTGGTAAAATGGGCCGGCGTATACGGAATGGTGGAATACAGTTCTGAAAAACTAAGTGCATCAGTTCAGGGATCGGTTTCCGAACAATATTATAAGCGAAGAGACTATATGCTGTATACTCCCGGAAATCAGGAAACCAAATGGTATCACAAAACGGGTTATATTGTAAAAGGAGGTGCCAACTATAATATAGATGATCACCACAATGTATTTTTCAATACCGGAGTGATCTCAAGACAGCCTTTATTTAATGCATTGTTCCCTTCCAACCAGAATATCTATAATGATGCGAAGAATGAAAGAATTTTCTCTGTAGAATTGGGATATGGGTTCAAATCACGTTATGTGGATGTGAACATCAATGCCTACAGGACGCAATGGGATGACAGATTCATCTCAAGAACATTCAATGCTACGGCAGCGGATGTTGCCAAGTTCTCTCAATTAAAACCTGGAAATGCTTATTTCTACAATGCCCTGAATGTGGGACAGCTTCACCAGGGAGTTGAGCTGGAAGCTAAAGCAAGACCTTTCTCCAACCTTAGACTGAGAGGGATGGTATCATTGGGTAACTGGAAATATAAAGGAAATGCAAATTTCAACATTCTGGATGTTCAAAGCAACCAGGAAGTTTCCGGAGCAACAGGGATGATCAACATCAAAGATCTTAAAGTGGGAGATGCAGCCCAGACAACAGCAAGCCTTGGTATTGACTATAATATTACCAAAGCTTTCAGCATTGATGCCAACTGGGAATATTATGACAAATTATATGCCCAGTTCAACCCTATCAACTTCCTTACTGAAGCAGATAGAGAAAGAGGAATTGTAAAATTACCAAGCTATAATCTTTTTGATGTAGGGGCTTCTTACAAGTTCACAATTGATGCGAAAAAATCTCTTACATTAAGAGCTAATGTGTACAACTTATTCAATAAATATTATATATCTGAATTAAGTTCCAACATTTTCGCAGGTGATAAAATTGCCAATGGCCCTGATGCAGGAAAAACGTATCAGCAAGCCGGCAGAGTATATCAGGGAATTGCAGACGGCAACACAGGATTCTTAGGATTCGGAAGAACGTGGTCTGTAGCAGCGACTTTGAAATTCTAAAAAAAAATCATTGAAATGATAAAAAGAACAGTTGTAATTCAGGTAATTACAACTGTTTTTATTGATAATGGATTCTGATCCTGAAATAACCGATCATCTTAAAAGCGGTATAAAGAATTTCAGGCTAATATTGTTCAAGGAAAAATGATTGAGTCTCCGTAAGAAATATTCTTCAATAACTGTCTGAAATATGAAAAACCGGCCCATACTCCTTATGCAAAACTATGCAGATATTGAGCCTGTCATTGAACTCCTGACAATAACTGAAGTTATTTAGTATACAACCAGCCATCACCTATACTTCTTCCCATCCCCCATTTTGCGGATCATATTTGGCAAATTCCCCAGAGTCGGTAAATTCTGAAGCGATCATACCGGTTTCAAAAATTGAGTTGTGATTCCATCCGGCACTAAAATAAAGGCCGTGCGAAGTAAGTAATACCATGCCGTAATCTTCATCTTCATGATTAAAATGAAGTCCGTATTCATCTTCTTTTTTCAGATGATATCCATATTGCAGAAGTCTTTCTTTCAGTTCCTGAAACTGCTGATCCGTAAAGGGAACCAGGTTTTCATCATTCTCAAAAAAATCCTCTGAATTTAATTTTTGTTCCCGCTCTTTAGTTTCAATTCTGAATATTTGAATATTATAACTCATGTCTGATCTTTATAAATTACGCAATAATGATTATACATACTTTTCAAAAATGAATATTTTACAAGCGTCTTACGTTTGTCAATCATAAATCTACATTTATTTTTCATGTTATAGAAATAGAATTACAAATGCTTAATGAAATATTTCCCCAAGCTGATGCGAGCATCTTGCCCGTACCAAACATAATTTCTAAAATACGAGCGAGACGCTCGCACCAGTTGAGGAAAGAATACTACTTAATCAGTTATTCATTTTATATTTTTCAAAAATATTTATTGAAAATATATTGTTAATACAAAACCCCTGCATTTGCAAGGAGTTTTATGTTATCCACCACACGATACAATCGTGCGGGAGCGGGGGAAATTATATAATCGGCAAATCTAATCGTAAATTTTCGGAAATCGAAATGTAAAGAAAAAAAACACGCGAACACACAAAAAGCCTTTCACATCGAAAGGCTTTTAAATTGGTTTTAATTGGCTTTTAAAGCTGATTTAACGACTTACTTCAAAGCATCATACTTTTTCAAGATATTAGCAACTTCTTTCGTTAAAGCCGCCTTCTTTTGGCTGAATTGCTGGATATCGTTGGCAGAAGTGATAAAAGCAACTTCCCATAAAACAGATATCCCGGATCCAAGATTGAGAATGCCGATGCGGCTATGTTGGCTTTGATTATCAGCCTTTACGCCACGATTCGGAATGCCTAAAATTTTGGATGCAGCTTTAGATATTTCGTCTGCCATTTTGTAAGACAAAGAATCTTTGTTCTTTGCATCTGCTGAATTTACATAACATTCCGTCCCGGATGCAGTACCGGATCCGGCGTTGAAATGAATGTCGAATACTACAGAACCGCTTCCAGGTTTAATTCTACGCTGATACTGTGTATTGGTTTCAAAATCTTTGTCTTGAATAGTATTTTGAAGATCTAAATTCTGAACAATTAGATTTCTCACGTCCTTAGTCAAGTTGTTTTCTTGCAGTCCGTTTGCTACGGCTCCCGGATCTGCGTTGTGATGTCCTGCTGAAATAAAAATCATTTTCTATATTTTTTAATTATCCCTTTTATTATTTCCCATACGACAATAAACAGAACGCCAACTAAAATAAAGCTCCAAAATGAATGCTTTTTCGTTTCAACGTCCGTTTTACTTGCTTTTACTCTGATATCGGATTTTTGGGCCGCTTTCTTTGCCGTCAGCGCTTCTTTATCCTTTTTCAGGGTTTCAATCTCTTTTTTTAGATTAACATTTTCAGTTTTGAGCGATTCGACTTCCTTTTTTATTTCCGATTCACTACCGAAATTCAGATCTGTATTATCATTGACCGGGATTGAAGTTTTATTACCTAAAACATCAATAAAATGTACATATCTGGTTGAACCAGGATCTGTACATTTTCCGTTATTTTTAAGGCTGAAATTTTGAAGAGTGGCGGTTTTGCTTCTATCAATATTGTAGTTCGCATTTGATGCCGTAGAATCACTTCTATTATTCTGCCGTATTGATTTGTCCTTTATGGATGATGTTTCGCTGTTCTGAATTTCATTCGTGATTGAAGTATCGTTTTTCTCTTTCGTTTTATGCTTGCTTACGGTACAGCTTCCGATCAGTAAGAGCAACAAAAGCAGGAATAGTAATTTTTTCATATTCAACTTTTTTAAGAATATTGGGCAATTTTAAGTGTACCCACGTTGTTGATCCCAATATTAATATTTGGATTGTCGACGTAAGTAATGCTAGCGATTGTCCTTACGTTTGTTGGAAAAGGTTGGAAATGCGGAGCGGTTGAGAATCTGGTAGCCCCGGACAGTACCAAATTAGAACCTACGTTTACGATGGCATTCGTAATAGTTTCTACACCATTACCTCCATTACCAAGCATGCAGTCGCGGATAACAGAATTTCCTTTACAATTGTCTATTTTGTAAACAAATCCCCCTCTTACGCCTTCAGCCCAGCAATTGTTGAACACAACGTCAACTCCCTCTCCTCCTGGCGAAACTCCTATCGCATGAACGCCTCCCGTATTTTCATCCCCCGATGTCCCGCTATCCTCAAAATTGCAATGGGAGAAGTGGTAGTTTGAACCACCATTTATTTCAACACATTTTTTCTTCGATTTCACAATGTAAAGTCTATCATATTTAATAAGATTTGTCCCCATACTCCCTGTAACATGGTCAGTAATAAGTGATATATCACCGCCAACTAAGTAAATATTAGACATGGTGTGGTACAATCCACCAACCATTTTAATTCCGTATTTTACACCGCCTTCAATTATACAATTGGTGATTTCGAAGTCAAAAGTATTATTAATGTACACTGCGCCCTCTGTAGCGTTTTTTCCATCTATTAATAAATCGGCAATAAGCCCCCTGTTTACTCTACCGTCAGGTAAATTTATGATATACCTTGCGGTACTACCTATATCGGTTCTTAATACAGTAAGTACATCACCAGCCCCGGTCAATGATATATTTGGTTGCATAATTATTTCATTGACCATGAAAATTCCAGGGGGAAACTTAATCACCCTTTGCACTGTTTTTTTCGACTCATTTTCGATTATATCGTTTATAATCTGCGTGTTTTGGGCAGCTGTATTACTTTCTTTTACTCCGACTGTACCAAGATCTAAAATGCCTGAATATCCAGATCCTAAAGATTTAATCGTTTTCATTACGCCATCAGATTCAACCGGCAGTGCAATTTTTGATCGCTTTTCAAGTTTAGCACCATTTATAGGACGGGAATATTTGTAATATTTATACTGAGGGTCCAGTTTAATCTGAGCAACACCATTGGCAATCAATCCCATCTTTAAAACGTCAAAAGTATTATCAGGTCTGAATCCAATCCACCACGCAATCGTCCCCCCATATTGATCCATATTTGGGCCGGTTATTCTGAGACTATCTACACCTGCAACATCTACAGCCTGGAACTCACCCCAGGCTCCGTATTGATTAGCTTCTCCAACTGCATTTTGATTTAAAATGTACCCCTGGTATTCAGTAGAAGGAAAGGGCATCGTTTCCCAAGGCCCGTCTCCTTCTGGATGAAGAAAACTACTTAATGCAACCAGGGTATTGTCCCAACGATCAGCACCTGCTTTCATCGTAGCGGGATTGACATTGTCAACTGGATCATAAGTAGGTTTTGCCGATGTACCGGGGATTGTTATTTTAGATAAAAACCATTTGGAACCATCAAAGTAAGCATCATTTATTTTTCCATCAATAGCTGTTAGAATTGTAGGATTTCCATTTTCGTCTTCAGCAGGAGATAAATTTGGGTAACTACCCATCTCTAATAAACGATATAAGCCGGATATAGTTGGTGATGGTGTGCTTCTTTTCAATGATGCTTTGTAACCATCAGAAATATTCAAAAAAGAGCGCATTTCATTTTTCTGAGCATCGCTGAAGCCCTGCCACAGATTTTTATAATCTGAAAAATCGAAATACATGAAGTCTCTTCCAACGCCAGTGCTGTCAGTTCCTCTGAACCTATTATTAAAATAAGTTACCTGTCCTGAAATTTGTTCCGAGTTATTGTCCAGTACAATTGCTTTAGACCTTAGACGGCCATTTACATGGATTAACTCTGTTGGTGCTTGCGTTCCAATTCCAATTTTACTGTTTTGGTGATAAACGTTAGATTCTTTAAAATCTAAACCATCCCAAAACATTAGATAATTTGCAGCAGGATTAATGTTTGTATAAATAGTGCCTGATTCTGAATTTCGAACAATGAAAGCTCCATAAGCTAAAGGTTTATTAAGTTTTTTACTTAATTCCGTTAAATGACTATCGTAAACGTTTTTGTCTACTTTATTATCCAACGAACTATTGAGGCCGGTTACTTTTTCTTTTGGAATTGAGCTGTCCTTATGCCAGTATGAGTCAAAAAGCTCCCAAAACTGATCTTGCGATGGTTTACGTCCTCTTCTAAACCATTCATTTAATACGTTAATTGGTTTTCCCATTTTTAAAAATTTGGTTCTATAAACATTACTATTCTACCTGGGTTTAAAACATCCAGCCTTGTTCCATCGCCCATTGGTCTCGTTTTAATTTCATTTCCTGATGCTGCAAGACCAATATTGTCATTTGAAAAATCATCCTGATATCCACCGCCTCTGTCATATAAATTGATCCCTAATGATAAATTCGGTAGATTTGTTTTTTTTATTTCTTTGGTTTTTGAGCCAATGTTTTCGTTTAAATTCATGAAATCTAAATCATTGGGATCCCATCCAAAAACTGTTTTACCCCTGAGATCTAAGCATTCCTTCCACCCAACTGGTATTTGATTAGCTGGTAGACGGAAAATAAAGGCAATGCTTCCATTAAATATAGGTGCCGTTTTTTTTTCAACAGCTTGCATTCTAAGTTCTAAATCATCTACAACAGATTTTTCAGCCTTGTTTTTAAGATCGTTTACAATTTTCTTGAGGTTATCAAGACTTTGAAAATCTGCCCAATTGTAGGATCCGCCAGAACCAGTGCCAAATTTGACTGTTGTTTTATTGATTAAAGTTTTAGAAACTGTATCCTGGAAGGTTTTGTTTATCCCTTCTGTATGAATGTATACCGTGTCGATTTTTTGACCACCTTCAAAATAATATAGTTTTCCATCAATAACGACTATACCAGGATCTACTGTAGTTCCGATCGTATTACAGCCGGAAAGAATTGTAAGATTTCCTGCGAGATCTCCAATAACTTCAAAGATACTATAGGACTCCTCAATCATATCCATTAGATCATTGGTTAGCGGAACCCCACCAGTTTGAAGAAAATTAAAATTATATTTCATTGTCTATAACTATTAAATATTGTTTACTTTGTATTACATAAAAGTCAATTTCAGCCCTCATTTGTATTTGATTTATTCCAGAATCTGGAATACTGACGATAAAATCAAATACACTGTTCAGTTCAGATTCTGTTCGGAGGTACAGAGGTTTTTCATCTCCGTTTATCCACTTCATTTTGTTTGTATAATTATCACTATAATAGTCTGGATTGTTTGGATCTATTTCGGATTCGGTATAAACAAATGTACCTTTATAGATAACTGATTTCCGTATCCTGATCCTTCGGAAGAGTGTATCAAAAGCATCATTCAACCTGTGTTCTAACGAACAAACCTGATAGTTAAATTTTAGCTTTATCAGATTCTGTTCCCTGTTATCTAAAAACTTTTGATATAGATCCACCAAAGGTGCTAAAAAAGCCAAGATATAGGCTATAAATATGGAATCCCTTAAAAAAGGCGGGACCAGTTGCAATCCATATTTTTCGACATCAAAATCAAATATTTTCATTACGACGGATTATAAATTATATACTGTATTCCGCTCCAATCATCAATTTTAAAATATCCGGATGCAGGGATTTTAGAAATTGCTATTGGCTGAAAAGCTCCGTAACCAACGCCCGGAACAATCCATCTGCTTTGAACCTGTAAATTTTGCAGATCCAAAACACCTTCTACATTCAATATTGCAGCTTCAAGTTTTTGTACAGATAATTCGCCGTTGAAAGGAAGGTTTTTTAAAAATACCTTGATTGCTTCCTGTACTGGATATGTACCATCTTGGATCCTGGAACCATCAACCAAAAGAATCAAAGGATCATAGCAGATTTTAAAATCAATTTTCAGGATATCCGGTAAAAAGTTTACAACTTCGATATTATCCCCGGCAGCTTGCGCCCGTTCAATAAAGCCAGTGAATGCCAATCCAATATTATCAGAAACGGGAACAATTTCGCCGTTCTCATCTGTAGCGACTTTCATTGAAATTAAAATATCATTACCAACTTTTGTCCTGGTTACTGCTGCATACTTAATCACTTTAGATGCTAAAATCTGATCATCAGTGGCGGATCCGTTTATAAATTCACGCGTTACCGGATCATAATTAAAGCCGTACTGAAAGGATAAAGCCAAATTTCTGTACCAATAAAGGTTCGGAACCTTTTGGTTTAAAATCAGATCCGCCGTTTCTTTTTTATGAACATCAAAAATTGATTCTAAAGTCCAGGCAATTAATGCCAGGATGTCAAAAAAAATATTCTCAAACGATACGATTGAAAACTGATCTTCAAAAGTTTCTGTATCTGTCAGCCCGTACCAGTTTTTTATCGCTGTGTTAGAAACGAACGCAGATGTCATGCTGTTTTTTATTTCTGATATACTTCGTGCCATTAGCTTACTTTAAAAGTTTTTTCAATTATCCAATACCCGATACCTTCCTGCGTTGAAATATCTTCAACACTATTCCGCAAGGCTGTTGCAGGTTTATTTTTTTTACTGAACAGGTTAACATTACCCTGATCAGATACATTGTCATTTTTAACGTAAGTCCCTATGGCGATATCTTCCGTTAAAGACATATCATTTAAGACCGCCGCGTTTACAACCTGATCAAAGCTTCCAGCTTGTTGAGCAATGAGATCTAAAAAGTTTTGCCCTTGTTGTTTTTTATTCGTACTCGGCATCTATTGAAAAATTATTAAGGTTATACAAATCCAAATGTTTAACTACTAAGCCATCTTTTGCAAACTGTTCTTTAATATTGTGACGGCATTCCAAAAGATCTTCGCCCAAAAGTTCGGACGATAAGCCTACGCCGACATCTAAATTCAATTTGAGATCTCCCGGAACTGCAACCAGCAAAGAAGCCATGTTTTGTTCCAATGTAGGTCCAAGCGTTAAGCCGCTTGTAATTTTACCCTGCGAATCTCTTTTAACGTCCACATTGAGCATGAAAACGTTTTCTGTAGTTCCATCGGCGTACTGAATGCCATAATCTTTTCGTTTCATTTCAATTCTCCATTAAAAGTTCCTGTAACTGGGTTACTTCCGGCTGTAAGGCCGTTATTATATTTTATTTCCGCTTTTTTGATAAGCTTTATCAATATTGATATAAACCTTTCTGCGTATTCTTGTCGTGAATCCTGTTCCCGCGTTAACATATCATCCATTAATGCCATGAACTCGTTTATCGCTTCCTGTTTTGCTGTATCTAAACTCATTTTAAAAGCTGTTTAAAAGATGTTTCAAAGTCAATTATTTTTGCCATCACGTCCGGTAAAACATTTCCACTCGGTCCCATCGGTGTAAAAACCTTTATATTTTTCTTGATATCTGTAGATTTTTGGAAAAGATCATAAAGGCTTACTGCATTATTTTTAATTGAAATTTTCCTATCTGTACTATCAATTTCGATCTCTAAACCATTTTCTTTAAAAATGATTTTTTGAGCTTTGTCGGCTTTTATTACGGTCAGATTGTCGATACTTCCATCGGTAGACAATAGCAAGACATTAGAATCAACAGCCGGAACAATTAGAAGCGTATCGGATCCGTCGGCCGTTGCTTTCAATCTTACGTCTGATAATTCCAAACCGTCAATTTCGACGGTACAAGTATCGCCCTGGATTGATCTTACAATTCCATCAACCGGATAGTTCGGATTAGCACCAACCATCTTTTGAAAATTTGTCCTTAACTGTGAAAGTTTATCCATTTTATACACTTAATTTTATTGATGGTGTAATTGATCTTATACCGCCGCTTTCACTGAATTTAACAGTTACCGATTCTACATAATACCTTCCATCACGTGAAGGATAATCCGCATCATAATACCCGATCGTGTAAGAAGGTTCAACGTAAGGAATTAACCAGGCATCAAACGAACCCTCATATCCCGCAGCCATCCGGTTTTTATATTCCGTATCAGCAATTATTTTAATTGCGTTTTTCGACATTCTTCCGACCTTCTTTGTGATCTTTTCACCGCCGGCATGTCCTACAGTTGTGCTTATGGTTTTACCATCCAAACCGACGGATTCAACTGTAATTTCTATTTTTCTATCATCGGCGGACTTATATTCCATTGAGCTGGTTTCGATGTTATGCTGCATTGAATAATCAGCTTCGCCTCCTTTCCGGGTGTATGCCGGATGTATGTGTAATTCTTTGTTTTTGGTATCGAAGAATATATCGGCTCCTGTTTCTTCCTGGATCTTTGCTAAAACGTCGATCGCTTCGGCTTTAAAAATTGTATACTTATCATAAGCGATATTATAATCACAGACAATCTTATATGAAGGATCCACATTTTTAACCAGGTATTGCGCAAGTTGTAAAACCTTTACATTTTTAAACTGCTTATTTGGCACGCCTTTTCTGAAAAGAAATAAAGCATCTTCGCATTTTATTTTCAGTGAGCTATCGTTTGTTATGATCTCTTTTACAAAACCTTCAAACTCTGTTACTAGGTCTCTATCATATCCAAGTTTGATTGTTACTTGGTCACCTCGTTTTATGGAATCCTGTACCCGCAGAACCTTATTCATGTGAGCTTCTGGCAAAATGATAGTTGCAGTATCGGAAAGGTTTTTAACAGATTTTTCGATTTCGCATTCTGCCAATATCCCTAATTTCCAATCGCCCTGTTCATTATTAAAATTGATATCCCAGTTTAACTGATACATATATTATACTTTGTTTGGATCGAAACTGCCAGTCGGCATTCCTACGTCTAATGTTATTTTTTTCCTTTTGTAGATCAACTGATAAGGGAAATCACTTACCGCCCGGATCTCGTATGCCTGTACGTTTTCGCCTTTTGTAAATGGAAAACTTACATCTGTGATCACTATTCTATTAATGTTCAATATTTGCAAGGGTTCACATTTTACCTCTATGGCTTCCGGGGTTAATAAATAATCCCGAAGCTTTTCCATTTCCTGTCGTGGATAAGTTTCGGCAGGGCTTCCCATCTGTTTGGGACCATAAAACGCACCTGTGATCGTGATCTGATAATCATCAGTTGACCACCTTTCTTTTATGGTTCCAATCAAATTTTTTCCTGCTTTTGCAACCTTTCTAAATGCGATCGTATTTGAAACGCTAATATTGATCAGGGGTTCCCACGGTAGTAAATACCAATTTTCTTCCTTCGAGCTTCTAAATGAGAAAGGGAAAAACTGATTTGCTTCATCCTTCTTTTTATCATTCATCCACAATTCTACATCCGAATAATCTTGCGGAATGTCCGCAATAGTTTGGTTTAACTGTATCGGTAAAAAGGGAATAGGATAGGTGACATGTTTTGCGATCTCATTCTGAACCGCTGCAAATCTTGGAATTTGCTCGATCGCTTTATTACCTAATAAGCTCGCAATTAATGCGGTTTCGTTTGTTAGTTTCATGATCCTGCTGCTGTTGTGGCTGATGCCGTTAATCTTAATAATTCGTCTAATACCTTGTCTCTCATTTGGCTTGTTGTGTCCCGGAAGTCTTTTCCCGAAATATTCAACGTGCCGACAAGATCCTTTAAATTGATGGTGATGTAATTATGTTTAGTTCCGCCGGTTGCAACTTCATCGTTTTTCTTTTTCCCTTTTTTCTTCTTTTCGTCGTCACCGTCACCATGTGGGGTGAAAGCCCCACCACCTGAACCAGGAATAGCAACAGGCGCGACAATACCGTTATTAACATTTACTTTCTCTTTTGCTTTACCTTGTTTTTTGGTATAAGCATCACTGGCAGCCTTTCCGTTTTTCATGGCTTGATCCCATCCGCCGGTAAGTTGATCAGCTGCTTTTTTTGCCGACTCTACTCCGATAAGATCCTGCGTGGCTTTTTTACCGAGTTCCCAGGCTTTTTTCCAATCACCGGAGAAAAACGCAAGTAACGCGGCTCCGATTCCCTGAATCCCGGATAACAATTCTTTTATTCTGTTGATAACAAAATCTTTGATCGTCCGGCCAAATAGTTTTATAGCTTCCCAGCCTTGAAAAACTACCTTTCGGAATCCTTCAAATTTGTTCCAGCAAAGCGTAACAATTGCAACCAGGGCAATAATTCCGGTAATTACCCAAAAAACAGGGTTTGCATTCATGGCAGCATTCCACAACCATTGTGCAGCTGTACATATTTGCGTCCACAAAGCCTGCATTTTTTGAGCATTGGTAAGGAATTTTATTGCGGTAACTGCACCATTGTAAACTGGGGCTAAATTTGCGATCGTTTGTGCCGTTTCGGCTACTACAGAAGCATAACCAAGCATCCCGTTTGTAGCATTGAAAAGAGAAATTTTAAAATCGTCGATTTGAGCCTGTAACCTCTTGTTTTTCTCTTCCGGGCTTTCCATGATAATGGCAGCCTGTTCGTATGCAGTTTTTGTTCCGCCTACAGCTTCATTTAATCTGTCAATTTCAGCAGTTTGAGAAATTAACGCCATTGCTGCGTTACTGTTTTCTTTTCCGAAAACAGCGGACATCAACGCTGAATCCTTTAATAAAGGTTTAAGCATGTTAAGCCTTTCTGTTAAAGTTTTGTTTGGATTGTTTAGCTGGTTGATATCAATTCCCAAAGCTTTAAATTCTGCTCTTACAGCTTTAGGTAAGAAACGGCCCTGTCCTAAAGTTGCTAAAACGTTACGAAGAGCTACACCGCCTTCGCTTCCTTTTTTTCCGGCTTTGTCTAAAACCTGAATCGCTGCGTTCGTTTCTTCAAAAGAAACGCCGGCACTTTTTGCAGCCATCCCGGTTTGTTCCAGGGCGGCTTTAATTTGTGGAAGTTCTGCGGAACCTTCACCCGCTGCGGCTGCCATAACGTTCATCATAGCTGCCATGACTTTCGATGCCTGTGTAGGATCTTTTAAAGATATCCCGTACTGGTTCATCGCTGTTGTCAATACTTCGGTTGCTGCGGTTGTATCACCTCCCATTAATTTAGAAGTATAACTAACCGTTTCACCCATACTTTTAAGGGCTGTCGGAACTTTTGCGATTTCCGGTGACAATTGACCTAAGATCAATTTGTAAGATTCTACACCATCTGCGGCGGATCCTCCGAAAGTTTTTGCGGAATCACGGGCGTAACCTTCAATTTCTTTCAATTTTTGACCTGCAACGCCTGTCATAGCCTGCAAATCATGCATTGATGTAGAAAGCTTCATACCTGGTCCATTAATGCTGTCAATAGCCGTCGAAACTCTCTCTATATTTTCAATGATAGAATTAAGTTTGATGCTGCTTAACTGCCTGTTAATGTTATTTACCAGGTTATTGGTTGAACGCTGAATATTATTTACAGATGCAAGAACACGGTTTTGTCCTTGCATTTGTAAAACAATATTATACAGCAAATCGTTACTTGCACTCATGATTTATTTTCCGGCTTCTGCTTTTCGTATTATTAAAAGTTCCGCGTATCGTGATATCCATTCTTCGTCGCTTAACAGGCTTGGATCTGGTATGTGGAAATAATAGCGTAATTGAGCATCCGCAATCTGTACCCAACTTTCTTTTATTTTATTTTCCGCCTGTTCTACAACTTTACCAGCTCCGCTTCTACTACTTGAATTAATTCAGGAAGTTTGGCACTGGCTGAAAGAAATAAACCATCGTCGGTTTTGATTTCTTCGTCACCCCCTAACCAACATTCACGCAGAATAACTTCATTAAACTGCATTGGATCTTTTGTCCCTGCTGCTGATGCAAAGCTTAAAACCTTTCTACCTGGTTTTTTTAGGTAACAAGATTTATCGCCAACGGTGATTTTAAAAACTTCGCCGTGTTCTGCCTTCCAGGCATCTATTTGTTTTTGATCTACTGTATTTAACATGAAAAATTAGATTTGAGGTTTAATATCCAGCGCAAGGAATGGAACCGTAATTTCCATAAACTTGTCACCCTGTTTAAGTTCTTTGGCCTCTTCGGTGAACCACAATGTTTCGATTCTGTCGGTGATCATTGCGTTACCGCTTGTAGGATTCCCGTAACAAACTAAAGCATCCAAAGAAAGTCCTAGAATCGAACCCTTTCCGGCCATTACTAATGCTTCATATTCTGATTGTAAAAGCGTTATTTCGCCTTCACATGTTACGTTCCCTGATTGTATAGAGTGCGGGTTTCTACCTTTGGCGTGTAAGTGTTCACGTTCGATCTTTTTTGAGTATTTAATACCTCTGAATCGTGTTAAATCACGGCCGCCAACGATCAGCGATAAATCCGCCCACTCGTATTCTCTACCGTTTACTGTACCAGTCATTTTTTTAGTTATTTGTTAATTCAAAACCTAAATTCACATTGATCCATCTATTATATCCGAAAGGGCGGATCTTAACAGCAACATCCATCCTGGATGAAACGACGATGTTTTGTGATGGATCTACAAAGCATTCTACGCCCGTATCTCTTGAATCTTCGGGATTAGTGGCAAGATCAGAACCCATGCTGTTAGCGATTTTTCTTTCGACAGCGCTTTCCATTGTTTTGGCATAAATTGCAACGATGGATCCGTTCGGGTTGGCTGGTACTTCATCCAATAAGAAGTCCAGTAAAGCATCATACGAAAATCTAAAGGCTTCGTTTATTACCCTTCTGTGTGTCAGATAATGATAATCATCATCTGTAGAACATGCCAAAGGTGCATCCATCACGTAGTAACCGGAACGGCTTTGGTGAGTGGCAAACGTTATGAAACCTTTATCGTAAAGAGCTTCTGTGTCGTAGTTCTCTACCGGCTCTTCTTTGATAAATAGTGTCGTAGTGGCTAAAGGTCCGTTTTTGACTTTACCAGGGTTTTCACGAGCTGCAAACTTTGCAAGCCTTCCGGCAAATACTCCGATTGCTGCGCCTGCACCTTTTGAAGCTGGGATTGCGGATGCCTTTTCGGTATCTCCGATCAATATTCCTACGGAATTGTAATAACTTGCGTTAAGATCCGGCAAATCAACTTTTTCACCGTTGAAGGCGTAACCTTCTAAGATTGTGAAAAATGGTGCGTACTTCAAATTTGAATAACTTTCAAATAAAGTTTGCGCCTTTGCAGCTGCTAATATGACATCCGCATCCATTCCGTTAGTAACCGTTACCGCTGCCGTAGGATCATAGATGGTGAAAAGACCTCTTAATTTTCCTTTTGCAGCATTTAAAAGACCTTCGGCCGGTGTAATGCCGTCAACCGGTGTAAACCAGTCAGAAACTTTTTTACTCTTATCAAATCCATAGATCCAAACTTCGGAACCTTCGCCAGCTTCGGCGTAAAACTCCGATAGAGCTTTGTAAAGTTTATGATTGTCGATGCTGTTAACGATCTTTAGATTTGCGACATCTTTCATTGACTTTATTTGATAGGCTTTTCCCAATTGAAAACCATCAACAACAGCCACAGCGGATGCCAAAAATCCAAAAACCCCCGTATCTAATGGCGTTACCGCACCGATAACGCCATTTTCAAATGATATTGATATTTTTGGTCTCATTGCCTAAGCCTGGTTAAGTTCTTCGATTTTTTTAGACAAGGCATATACAACGGTTTTTCTTGGTTTATCCGCTGCGTTTTCATTGTCTAAGTATTCCTGTGCAGTGTCAATATCCATTTCTGCAACTTTAGCCAGGATATCGTTTGCAGATTCCTTTGTTACGGTTTCAGCCGGGCGCTCAACTTTAGTAACACTTTTGTCTGTAAGTGTTTTTGTAGAAAAGGCGTGATTTTTCGCCAAATTTTCTGTGTAGAATTTATGTCCGTCCGAAGTCTCGAAATATTCATTTACATTCGGATGGTCTTTGAAAAATGTATCACTCATGATTTACTTTTTTACCGTTTAATTGTTTGTATTTTTTAAGCTCTTCGATTAGGGCCTTAGTTTGTTCGACTAAATCCTGATTTTCTTCTGTCAACTTTTTGAATTTGATTTCTAGTTCTACACGGTCTGAAATAGCTTTTTTGTAAAGCTCATTCATCCTGTTTGCTTCATCAGTTGCAGCCTTCCATCTTTGGGCGATGTCTTCCAATTGTTCGCGGTAGAACTTAACAGCCTTTTCAACATTTTCGAGTTCGGAGCCTTGAACGTCTGCGAGGTTTTTCCGTCTGGCCGCAAACCACCCAGCTAAAGAAGTCACAATGCCTACTATGGCCGATAAGTACACCTCATTCACAATATGACTATCTTTAAATGATGGCTCCGATCATTTCATTTTTAGCCGGTAAGACAATGAAATAATGACGGTAGTTTAGCCTGTTAGTTTGGTTTTCAGGATCCTGGTCTGATTTCGCGAAATACTGCTTTGTAAGGCCTGTTTTTTTTGCGATGTTATCCTTATGGAAAGCAACAGAAACAGGTTTGTCGGTAGGATCTACGACTGAACCGAAAGGTTTTTTTGTTCCGGCAGCTGCGAATTTTGGATTTGCCACATATTGATAAATGTCAAACCCTGCGATGTTCGGTGCAACCTTTCCGGTATTGATGTTCGCCAAAAGATTTGCAAAACGGCTTTCTTTGTCAAGTAAGGCGTTATAGTGATTTGTACACAAAACAAGTCTTCGGCCCTCTTCGGGAACTTCGGCATCATCAAATTTGCCTTTTAATGCTACGATAGCTTTATAAACATCGTCTGCATTATCTGCAAGTTTTACAACCGGCGTTTTTGCAGTGTCTGCCTGTGGAGCAATAGCATGAATCGCCTTTCTGTATTTTGTCGAATTAATTTGCGTTACGTGTCCTCTTGTTGCAGAATCAATACGAGGGTAAGAAGCCCCCATAATTTGATCGTCAGATAAAGTAGTTACTTTAGTTTGATATTTATCTAACTTGATGATAACTTCGGTATCTGTAAACTCCTGCACCAGGATCGGGTAAGTTGTATTGTTGATTAATACTTCCGGTTGGAAGGTTTCAACAGGTAAGTGAATAAGATTTGATTCGGCGGTTGTCCCGGAACCAACTTCGATCACTTCGGTGTCAAGTTCTGGAATACCATCCAACCACGGCGCTACGTTTTGAGTAGTCAAAAGCTGGATTACTCTTGCGCTCCAAACTTCTGGAAAATTTGCTGGCATTTTTTATGTAATTAATTGGTTAAACTGTTTTAAACAAAGCCCCTCCGTTTTGAGTTCGCAGGAGCTTTTTAGCATCTGTAGGTATCTGTTAGGTTGCTATTTGAATAGGGCTTTGTAGCCTTCCGGGTTACTGTTTTTGAAGTCCAATTGAGCGTTTAAGTCAAGTTTTTGGAAGTCGTCAAGCGTTTTAACTTCGGCAGCATTTACAGCCGGAACAGTAGTTGCAGAAAGGTTGTTTTTTGCCGGTGCATCTGTAACCATTGTTTTGTACAAATCCGGCATTTCTGCATGAAGTTTGATAAATTCAGCTTTTTTTGTAGCATCAATTTTACCAGCTTTGATATCTGCATCTACAGTATCAGCCGATAATTTCGCCTTCTTGTCTTTTTCAAGCTCTTCAAAACCTGTGATTTTAAGGTTTGCAGCATCTAAATCAGATTTTAATTTGATGATGTTCGCTTCTACTTGTGCGGAATCATGTTCTAATGTATTACCCGGCAATCCTAATGCGGAAATAGCGGATAAAGTAAGTGTGATTTTCATTTGCTTATTAAGATTAAATTTTGTTGCATCGGAAGCCATCAACAGAATTTCAGAAACTTCATTTTCTACAAGTTCCCTGATACTCTCTTCGGAAGTGGCGTATAATTTTACAGTCAATGCGTTTGCATTGTTAGGAATGGCGACTACTGAACCCTCTAAAACTTCGGATTCTATGAGATCGTATGTGTCGTCAGGAGCTAAAACGAAATTGCTCATTGAAAAAGGATCAAGCCCTAAACTTGCACCTTTGATAAATCCGCGTTCTACTTTTCCTGCGATCTTGGAAGCGTTAGGATCTTCATCATCAAAAACAGCCACAGCAGTAAGCAAAGAGCCTTCTATTTGAATATCTTCCCAACGCCCGATAACGGCCTCATTGCCGCCTTTATGTGAATCTAACATTACCGGGTTATTCCTGAAACGTTCCAGTTTTAACCCAGAGTTACGTACTCTGAATCCGTATTGGTTTTTTTTAGTTTCATCATTAAGAATGAATTTCTGTTTTGACATCCGTTGTATCGTTTTGAGGTAACAAAGATTTAAGGATATCAGCGTGAAAAAAAATAGTTGTAAAGAAGCTGAACAGCCTTGTATAAGAGCTTTACAGATGTGTATAGAAGCTGTACACATTTTTTTTTGACGTACTCGTTAAAGTGACTTTTGTATAGAAATAGGATAATTATGGGCTTAAAAAAAACAGAGCAAAAAGATTACGCGAAGTTTCTATACACTGAAAAAAATCTAACTCAAAAAGAGATCGCAGAAAAGGCAGGAGTAACGGGAAAAACATTGATTAAATGGATCAATGAAAACGATCAGGAATGGAAAAAAATTCGTAACTCTTTAATGACTACAAAGCCACATCAAATCAAAATGCTTTACGGACAATTGGAAAGACTAAATGAAACGATCCAAAACCGTAAGATTGTTTATGATGTTCCTGATCAATTACTAAAACCTATTAAGGTTAAAGATGCTTCCGGTAAAGAAAAACTGGAATATCCAAAATTTAACGAACAGGATTACCCGATCAAGATCGGGAACTTTCCAACATCCAAAGAATCAGATACAATTGTAAAGATCACCAATGCCATCAATAAACTGGAAGGTGAAACGTCAATCGGTGATATGGTTCAGGTTGCTATGATGTTCTGTGAATATGTAAGGGATATTGATTTTGAACAGGCGCAAAAAACAAGCGAATTATTTGACATGTTTATCCGTCAACATTTGGCATAATGGCGAAAAAACTATCTGATAAAAAGCACTTGGATATATGGTCCGTATTTCGTGATAACATTGCGAAAAGTACGCCTGTAGATCTGAACGAAACGCAAATCGAAAAGAAAAAGAGAATTGCGTATTTAGAAGCACACCCCGAAAAATGGTTTGCTTATTACTTTCCGAATTTCTGTACACATAAACCCGCTGTTTTCCACTTAAAAGCTACGGAACGCGTAGTAAAAAACAGTGAATGGTTTGAAGTGCGATCCTGGTCCCGTGAAATGGCGAAGTCTGCACGTACTATGATGGAATCATTATACCTGTCTTTTACCAAAAAGAAAAAGGTTTGGTTAATGGTTTCTAATACAGAAGACAACGCCATTCGTTTACTTGCGCCGTATAAAAATATCCTGGAATCAAATAACAGGATTATTAACGATTATGGTGTACAAAAGAATCTCGGAAAATGGGAGGATAAGGAATTTACATCAAAATTCGGGTTTTCTTATCGTGCATTGGGTGAAGGACAGTCACCACGTGGAACCAGGAACGATGCCGACAGACCGGACGGGATCATTATTGACGACTTTGATACGGACGAAAAATGCAGGAATAAAGATCGTGTAAAAAATGCTACAGATTGGCTTTTAGAAGCGGTTTTCCCTACACGTGCCGTTAATGTTCCATTACTGATAATTGTCAACGGAAACATTATCGCAAAATATTGTACGATCACCATTTTAGGCGAAATGGCGGATTGCTGGGATATCGTGAATTTAACGGATGCGAAAGGTAATTCCAATTGGCCGGAAAAGAACACGAAGGAAGCAATTCATAACATGTTCTATAACAGCAAGGGCAAAAGGAAAATCACAAAACGGGCAATGATGAAGGAATACTACAACAAGCCCGGAGCCGAAGGCGATACATTTAAAGATATCTACTACGGCAAGTGTCCGCCATTGAAAAAATGTGAAAAAGTTGTTACCTATTGCGATCCATCACCTTCCAATAACAAAAACAAAAAGAACAGTTCTAAGGCTGTCGTTATTGTCGGCTTGTACGAAGGTCGGTACTATGTTTATAAAGTTTGGCTGGGTAAAGCCACAAACCCTGAATTTGTTCAATGGATCGGCCAGGCTTTTAATTACCTAGATCGAAACGGAATAGACATCAAAAAAATCTTTATCGAAAACAACACTTTACAGGATCCACACTATCAGCAAGTAATTAAACCGCTTTTAGAGAAGTATCGGAAAGATACCGGAACAAAATTACCGGTTCGTGAAGACAAGAGAAAAAAGGCTGAAAAGTTTGATCGTATCGCCAACATGGAAGACGATAACAGTAACGGTGATATCATTTTTAATGAAAAAGAGAAAGACAGTCCTATGATGGTGCAAATGGAAGATGAATGGCTGGGAGTTTCTGCCAATTCAGAAGAAATGGACGGACCGGATGCCGTAGAAGGTGCAAAATACATGATTGATAACAAAGTCGTAAAAGATGATTTGGGCTATGCTTCCGGGCAAATTGAAAGCCGTCACTATTAAAATTCAGCATTATGTTTTTAGAAATTGAAGATCTTAAAAATGTTATTTACGGTTATCAGATTGACCAAATAACTGAACAAAACGAAAACATCACCCTGCAAGCCATAGCAGCTGCCGAACAGGAAGTAAGAAGTTATTTAGCAAACAGCAGTAAAAAATCTGTGAGATACGATATTGAAGCTATTATGAATGCAACCGGTGATCAGAGAAACGCAATTATTCTTTCACACACCGCCACTATTGCAAAATATTACATCATAGAGCTTTGTAATGTTGATATTATCTATGAAACAGCTAAAGATCGTTACGATCGTGCTGTAAGCTGGCTTAAAATGCTATCAAAAGGAGATATCAGCCTGGATACTTTACCAACGATTGACGATACCACACCTGGAACCGGTGACAATGATACTTACCCATTTGTTTACGGAAGCCGAGAAAAGTTTAACCACGAATAAAAATTATCATGTCAAATAGATACAGAAAAAACAATTTATCTGCAAAGACAGGCGGAAAGCCATATAAACCATATCAGCAAAAAAACAATCATAATCTTGCAGCTAAAACAGGATCCGGCGGTAAGTCTACCGGTAACAAACTTTATCCGCAGCTGGTTGAAAAAACAATCACCCAAACAAGACAGGATATTGCAAAATGGAAAACTGCATTAAATGCGACTAAAAATGCGGATAACCCTTCCGTGTGGTCATTGTATAATTTATATGATTACATTTTAGATGATGCCGTTCTAACATCCCAAATTGAAAACAGGATCCAGGACACTTTAGGATCTACATTCAATTTAAGAAAAAAAGGCGGCGAAATTGATACCGAATTAACACAGACTTTCCAAAATTCAGAGCTGTTTAATGAGATCATTACACAGATTTTAAATTCCAGGTTTTATGGAAGTTCCTTAATTGAGCTTGATTGGAAGCAAGAAGGATTAAACGAACCTGTTTTAAAAGCAGAATTACTTCCAAGACAAAACGTTATTTCGAGAACCGGTACATTTTTACCGGATTATAACGAAGATAAGGGCGTTAAATATCGTGAATTACCGGAATTTGGAACATGGTTATTAGAGTTTGGAAAAGCCGGCGAAATAGGGCTTTTAAACAAGGCTGTTCCGCACGCTTTATTTAAAAGATTTGCACAATCTTGCTGGTCCGAGCTTTGCGAAATTTACGGAGTTCCGCCACGAGTTTATAAAACGGATGCACAGGATCCGGCAGCGGTTGCACGTGGTAAAAAAATGATGCAGGACATGGGATCAGCTGCATGGTTTATTATTGATACAACAGAAGAGTTTGAGTGGGCTAAAGGCGTGTCGACAAATGGTGACGTTTATTCAAACCTGTTAAGATTCTGCGACAATCAAAATACCCTTTTGATTTCCGGTGCAATCATCGGTCAAGATACTGAACACGGATCCTACAACAAAGATGCTTCCGGGCAAAAACTTTTATCAAAATTAGTTTTAGCCGATATGGCTTTAGTAGAAATGTACATGAATACTAAGGTTATGCCGGCACTGGCCCGAATCGGTATTGTTCCGGCTGATTTTATTTTCCAGTGGGAGATATCAGAAGACCTACAGACTTTGTGGGATCGAACTATTCAGGCTCTACAACATTATGAAATAGATCCCGAATGGGTTAAGGAAAAGTTTGGTATTGCGATCACCGGTGTAAGACAAAATAATTTACCAGGAAACGCAAATCTGAATATTGCAGAAAGTTTTTTCGTTTAAGGGCTGAAGGTACACGGCCTGTCAGCCCGAAAATGTATTTTAATGGTCTTCATTTGCGCCTTAACACTCTATATGAGTGTAATTGTGATAAGTGCAAGGCTACTAAAATTAATTTAGCTTCGGAAAACGACGATCCAAAATTTAAAAGCGTTTTAAATGCAGCTGAAAACGCTTTTAAACACTTGCACCAAAAAGGAAGCTACAGCCCGGACGATATCAAAGAAAAGCCGTATCAAGATCTGATAAACCAAACCTACAAGGTTTTAAATTCGGCAATTACAGACAACGATATTCCGCCTGAAATGCTTCAAAAGATGCAGGAAGATACTTTCATCTTTTCAGGTTTAAAAACTCATGCTCAACTTTTGGAAGCATCGTCCATACTTTTGGATGATGAAGGAAAGATCAAAAGTTTTAATGCTTTTGCCAATGATTTTAATAAGATCAATAAAGACTACAATCAAAACTATTTAGAAGCTGAACAGCAGTTCGCGATAAGTAGTTCGCAAAGCGCCGCCAATTGGGCTGCATTGGATCCCGATGGACGTTATTATTTACAGTATCGTACTGCAAATGATGATAGAGTAAGGGAACAGCATCGGGTTTTACAAGATACAACGTTACCGAAGGAAGATTCTTTTTGGCTATCATATTACCCGCCGAACGGTTGGCGCTGTAGATGTCATGTAGTTGAAGTTTTAAAAGCTAAATACCCGCTTTCTGATTCAAAAAAAGCTATTGAAAACGGAGAAAGGGCCACAACACAGATCGGAAAGGACGGAAAGAACCGGCTTGCAATTTTTAGATTTAATCCTGGAGCGGAACAGAAGGTTTTTCCGCCGAAACATCCGTACAATAAAGTGAAGGGAGCGGACCAGGTTAAAAAAACGCTTCAAGAAAAACCGTTAAAGACTACCAGGGATCTAACGAGACATTTTGAAAACTTCGCGAAGGACAATAAAGATTTTTTCAGTCGTGGATTTAAAGAAATAAAGTTAACGAAACAAAGAGGGGTTAACGGCTTCACGGATATGAACGGGGTTATTGCTTTAAAGTCCGATATCAGCGCTCATATTATCGAAGGGATCAACAATATCAAAAACAAAAAACCGACGACTTTTGACCAGGAAAGGGCAATTTCTACACTGCATCACGAATTGTGGCATAATGCGAATAAGCCAGGTAACATGCGAATGACAACTAAACAAACTTCTACGATGGAGCTTGCAAACGAATTTGTCAGCAGAAAGACTTTACCGGAATTTATGGAAAAACTCGGCGGAAAACTTCAAAATGAAGAGCTTACCCGAAACAGATCCAATACCGGATATAATAAAATGGTTAACAATTATGATCAAATTATCAAATGGAGTGAAGCCGATCCGGCCAAAGTCCTGGAAACTGTTAAAACTCACCTGGTGAATGAAAAGTACACCAACCAAATGGAAGGTTTAGTAAAAGCAATCAAAGAGCATAGTAAATATGATATCTCGGAAAAAACTGTAGAAACGCTTATAGATCTCGGAAAACAAAAAGAATATTCAGAAGAGGTATTTAAAGAATTTTTGGAGAAAAACAAAAATCTACTAAAGAATAGAAGCTAATTCATCTTTGTAGATCTCTTCAAGCTTTTTGATAAGATCCTGCAAGTCGTATTCTTCGGCATAGGAATATAACGATAATATTCTTTCCTGTTCGTCGGAAAGCTCATGATCGGGTGAAACTAAAAAGGCCGGGCAATCATCAAGAACCGCAGCCACATCGTAAACGGTAGCTGTTCTAAGATCAACGCCTTTGAATTTATTTATATCTGCCATAATAACACAAAGTTACAACTAAATTTTAAAGAACAATGGATTTTGAACAATTTCACAAAAATATCCTCAATGACGTGAAAACGGAAGTGATGGAAGAGTTCGACAGGAATTTTGAAAGAAAGGCATTTTTCGACAAAACGTGGCCACGAAATAAGCTCGTAAACAGAAAGGGTTCCATGATGGCAAGATCCAATAATTTACGACGTGGATTCCGGGCAAAAATTCAAGGTGATAAAATTGTCTTTTCAAACTCGATGCCGTATGCCAAAATACAAAATGAAGGTGGCGAAATTCTCGTAACGCATAGAATGAAAAAATATTTTTGGGCTATGTATTACCAGGCATCCGGTAACATCAAAACAAGTTCCAAAACAGGGAAGCAACTTAACAACGCCAGGAACCAACGATTATCCATTGAAGCGGAACAGTTCAAAGCTCTTGCTTTAATGCCGGTAGGAAAGAAAATAAAAATACCTTCCAGGCGTGTTATCGGTCCACATCCGAAAATAAGGGATTCTGTAGAAAGAATTGTAAATCATCATTTATCAGAGATCAACGAACAAATTCTAAATAATTTAAGACAATGACAGACATTTTACAAGCAATTAACGATAAATTGAACGAAGTAACGGAGCTAAAGTACATTGACGAAAATTGGGGGCAATTAGATCTATACGGTCCGCAGATTCCCGTTCAGTGGCCATGTGCATTGGTAGACTTCAATACCGGGCAATTTACAAACATCGGGCGTAACTATAGAGTAACGCCACAGAACAGACAGGAAGGAACTTTAACTGTAGAAATCACCATCGCAAATCTGAAACTAACAAACAGTAGCAACAAAGCTCCAACTTTTCAAAAAGAAAAGGCTTTTGCAATATGGGATCTCATTAATAAAGTTCATGAAGTTTTACAAGGCTGGAACCCGGCAGAAAACGCCGGTGCGTTAATCAGGACAACATTCAGTAAAGTAAGGCGGGATGATGGCGTGCAGGAATTTAGAGTAATTTACTCTATCGGGTTACATGATTGTTAAGCTTATCCAGTTCCTTTTCAATTGGCGTGCTTAAAATCGTGTTTAAAGTGGTTCTGCTGATTGGATATTTTGGGTAAATATATTTTCTGAGGACAACCGTATCCGGGATGTCCTCATTTTTATGCTCTAAATATAGATCCTTTATGAGCTTGTAGCGAAGTAAGGTATTGCGTTGTAAAGGTTTACCCATAACGCAAATATAGGAAGTATATTCCTTTTTTCAATGCTACTCTATAGAAATGTACATGAAATTCATTAAAAAAACTTCATTTTTGTTCGGATTTTGGCTAAAATCTTCGTCCAGCTTTTCTTTATATACTCTTCCGATAAACTTTTCATCACCAGTATAAAAATTGTAAGATCCTTCGTTGTCATAAACTTTAAACCAGGCATCATTTTTATTTCCCATTTTGTCAGCCTGTTGAAGTCCGTTTAAAATAAAAGAAAACGCCTGAACTGTTCCGAAGTCCTGTTTTGTCTTCGCATCCTGGATGATGTATTTACAACGATTGATATTTTCGGAAAGGTCTTCGTTTTGAATCTGCATTTTTGAGTTAAAGAAAGTGATCAGATCCTGATACGAAAATTCTTTTACAAGAACTTTTTTTGATACCTGGTAAGAAGCCGGGACCACTTGCGCTGTTTGTTGTGCAAAACTGAAAGTAGATATCAGCAAAAACAATAATAATTTTTTCATAGCTCTATGTTAAATATTTTACAAAACTTTTTCCAAGCTTTTTTTCTCTGATAATTGGAAAGCTTTTTAGGCTTTTTCACCTCTTTATTTTGATTTATTAAGGCTTCTATTTCATTACGAGTAATATTAATAGTTCCTTCAAATTCCATTGAAGTTTTACCGGGAATATACTCTATAGGTTTGCAATCAATTTCCGTTCCCATGAGTGTAATTTTTACATCTTTCCAATAAAACTGTTTATTTTCCATAATATCAAATATTTGCAGGAATTGTTTAACAAATTTATGATTTTTTTTAATAAATAAAAAAAGTGCAGATCAACAGATCTGCACTTTCAAAAATTTCAGTTACTCAACTGCTGTAAAATAACCAAACCACACCAAATCAGCAAGATTAAATTCTTCATTTTCTTTTAACTCAAATTCTAATGTACTTTCATTGACTAATTGATAGCTCCATTTCATACACATTCCCTGGCCAATGATACTGTTTTCTAAGCATTCAATAAAATTATTGATTATATGATCTTGTGCATTAATTCTAAACTTTTTCATAACGCATTTAATTTTAATAATACGAATGTATAATGATATAAATTCAGATTTTTACGGATTCCTGTATTCACATCAAAATTTTTATTCTAAAGGTGGTTTAACATTTATTTTCTGAAACTCTTTTTCTGCAACTTTATACCAAAAATTGGCTTCGGAAGGCTCTTCACCTTCTTTGATGGCACATTCTATCATTATCGTTTCTATACTGATACCATTTGGAAAAGTTTCATCTTTCCAGGTATCGGTATAGAATTTGAAAATGTAGCCTTTTTTATGAAGAGCTTCAAACACTTCTAATTTTGAATAATCAAAGCCATTCAGCTTTATTAAAACCTCTCTTGGTGATCTTCCATATAAAGGTCTACCGAAATGATCCTTTCCTAATATATCCATTAGTTTGGTATTTTCTATAAAATGGGTTTACATGATTTGCATTGCTATCTCTCACTTTCAGTAAACTTTTATTAAGATCTTGAGCCGCTGAACGAATAAGTTCGCTTACTTTTGTTAACTGTTCAGTGGCTTCTGTTGTATCTGCAAATGCTGCGGATATTTTAGCGGCAAAATATCGCATATCTTCTGCGGATATTCCGGCAGCGAGAATACTTTTTTTATACTCTTCTGATTGCATAATTTCTACCATTGTTTTACTGTGGGATCTTCCACTGGATAATATAATTTCATTCATTTTTAAATCATTTTTAAAAGTGGTTTAAATCTTTTCGGCCAGCCAATAACGCCCGTTTAGATACGTACTCGGATAAGGCATGGCGGTATTATCAATTTTCTTTTTCATCCGTAGTTTTGGAATGTATAGAAGAGCTTCTATTTTTTCCGCATCGGATAGAGCTTGCCAAGCCTTCCGGGTTGCTGGGATCTTACCGACTTTATATCCGTAGGTTTTCCAAAAATATTCAAAGCTTAAATCTTTCGGGATCTCCAAATATTCAAAGTCTAAATCTTTGCGCTCCATAAACTTCCAGTATTCAGTTTCGGTTTTCGGAACTCGTGAACTTTTAAGGATCCATAATACCTGCTCTTCGGTCCATCGTTCGCCTTCCAGGCTGATCGACTTAAAAACTCCGAAGGAATCATATTTTAAATAAAATTTCTTGTCGCTTTGCTTATGTAGTGCTACATATTCTGTCATAATAATTGTTTATGAAGTTCGTTTTTCATTTGTAAAACCGCGTTCGCTTCGTAGGATCCAAATTCATCCGGGAAATAAATTTCATAGTCTCGTAGATATACCAACAAAGCTTCGGCTTTGTAGTATGACAGTTTCAAAACAAAACTTTTATCTTTTTCCCTTTTATCAATGGCTTTCTTTAGAAGCTCGGTTCTAAGCTCTTTACAGATCGAAACAACAGATCTAAGGTTTTTCGCCTGGCTTTGTAGATCCAATGTGTCTAAAATCTGCATACTATTGTTTAAAACAAGTAATTTGCTGTTATCAAGTGTAAGAAGCTTTTTCATTTTCCAATAGTTTATTTACTACAGATACTTTGTGCTTGAAATCTCGATTGCAGTTTATCATCAGATCATATTCTTTCAGATTATAAATTACTGTACTATGATCATGTTTTATAATCCGTCCTATATGCTCAAAGGTTAAACCTTCGGCCCTCAAAACATGGCAAATAATTTTTCGTACATCGCAAAAATCTTGTCTTCTGCTCCTTGATCGTAATTCTTTAGTAGTGATATCTAAAGTTTTGCAGATCTTCACTACTATTCTAGGAATCCTACATTTACTTTTCATGTTTGGTCAATATTTTAAATCGGTCCAGTGAATAATTTTACCTTTAAAATCTTTATCAAAATATTTGAAAAATTCTTCAAGGCTTGCAAAGCCATCGTTTATCGCTAAATTTTCTAAATCAATGTTGTAGCCTTCAAGAGTTTTAAAACCATCAAAAAAAGCGTCTCCGTACCATTCACCATCAATAGAAACCATTACAGAACTTGAATAATATTGTATCTCGAAATTCTGTACAGATACAACCGGAATTTTTGGAGCAAATCGAAACATATCAGGTTTTCGGGAATTGATAAAGAAATCAATCATTACTCCTGGCTTCCATCGGTTCCCCTTATCTTCTCTTATTGTATGGATTTTTTCACGATGGTAAATTGTATTGTCAAATTCAATTTTATGAATTGTGGCAAAATTTACCTTGCCAGGATCCTGATATTCTGCCGGGATAATCTTTTCTAAAACTTGCGGTTTAAATAATTCAATCGCTTTATTTTTTGATATCAGATTGTTTACCCAAAGTCCTGTAATAATCTTTTCAGGAAAGTACGTTGGCTTTCCGTTTATCAGTCTTGAAAATGGTAATATCATAACTATTCGGAATTTTTTAATTGTTCGTCACCTTCTCTTTTTAAAATCTCCAGTTCCATTTCATATTCCATTTCTACCAAATGTTTTTCACAATCAGCCATTGTAAAAACAACAAAAGCCAATAGAATCCCAAACACAAGCAAAAGAAGGATTAAAAAGGCTTTAAATATTAGTATCATTTTATTGCTCTTTTTGGTAATAAAGTTTGTAGAATAGCCCATTTTCGTCCTGATCCTGTGTGATCAGGTTACGATCACCATGCACATAGATATGAAAGTTCGTATCAAGTTTGATGATGGTTTTAAACTTACTCTGTGACTTCTTTACAGCGCCATCGCTGATCGGAAATTCTTCTGCGATGTTGATCTGCATATCCTGTTCATAATCGGTTTTAAAGTCGTTAAAACTTTCGATCACTTTTTCATCGCCTAAAACTTCATTGTTGAACTCTTCCAGCCTAAATTCTTCTTTCTCTTTGAAAAATTTGATCGACTTATTCAGGAAGTCTGCCTGATCAGCTTTAGAAACTTCAAATTCTGCCGGAAGCTGCTTTTTGATATAATCTTTAAAAACGTTTAAAGATTCCTGCGTATGGAAATAATCATCGGTTCGCTGTTTAACCTTTAAAAAGTCCTCAAACCAGTAATACATATCGCCGTTTTTATTGTTATCTACAACAGAAAGAACAAAACCATTTTCTTTGTCTTGGTTATAGATTAAAGCGGCTTTATCAATTTTATCTAAACTGATCCCGAAATGTTGTTCGATTGGTTCGGGATTCATTGGAAAGATCTTTAAAAACGACTCTCTTTTTTCCGTTTTAAAAATTCCGATTTTATCAACACTATTTCCATCTTGTGCAGGAAAATAAACGACAAACAAATTACCGCCTTGGATTCGAGGATTTTCGGCAGCTTCATATAAATATCTTGCGATATCTTGGGAATAGCTTTCAAAATAAAATTGATCTTGAAAAATTTCATTAACTGCATTATAAACGCGGTTCGTTGAAAGATAAGAATCACTGTAAAATTGGTATGTCTCTTCCGTTTTAAAGGATCCTAAAAAATAATTTATTAATAATTCCTGGCTTGTTTCTTCCAGCTTTAATTCTTCTGATGATAAGATAAGACCATCATCTAAAATCCTATTGCCTACGTTGTGAACTATGATTTTCATTTTTTTTTATTTTAATTAATTGAACATGATAGAATGCTTTTTAATACATTCAAATAAATATTGTGCTATTGTCGGGTTTACTGCATTACCTAAACTTCCAACTCTGTGTGTCCAATGTCGAAACCCATCACCATTTCTAACAACATTACTCGATGGTATTTTGTGAATCCTTTTTGACAAAGAATATCCATCAGCCTGATTTGGTGTCCACTCTCTAAATATCGATTCAAAGGCTCTATGTTCGCAAATGTTGCTTTGTAATCCGATTTCGTTGGAGTAGGCAATAGCGTACAATCTTTCTCTTTTGTGTGGATATCCAAAAGCGACGTTTGATATAACTTGCCATTCTGCATCATACCCGATTTTGGAAAGGTCGCATAAGACTTGCTCAAATCCTCGAATAAGCAAAGCTGGACTGTTTTCAATGATGACATATCTAGGTCTAACCATCCGAATAACTCTCCACATTTGACTCCACAACCCAGAGCGCTCTCCTTTGATACCTGCCATTTTTCCCGCAACGCTGATATCCTGACATGGAAATCCTCCACTAATGATGTCCACATATCTTGTAATATTGGCTGTTGTAATGTCTTATATAATTGTTTTAAAATATTACTTTGATAATTTTCAAATTCACAATTCCATAAAGTTTTTATTCCTGCACGTTCTGCGCCTATTTCAAAACCACCAATACCACTAAATAAAGAACCATGAACTAAATCAGATGCCATATCTATTTATATTTTGATTTAACTATGTTTTGAAGAGCAAAAATGATTTTTGACACTTCGGTACTGCTCATTTCTTTTAATGGCTTTTTTACCGGCGATCTATCGGATTTAAGCCAACCACCAAGCCGATGCAGATCTACAAACTGCGGATTTTCTTCGCTTACCCATCCAAGCGAATGGCAGATGCTTAAAACGTTCCTGTGTTGATTGTTTCTTTTGTCAAAAAATCCCCACGGGCTGTGATCCAGCGTTTTCCCTGTGTTGAAAAAGTGGATCAGTTCACTTGCTTGTAACTGGTTCAGATCCTTAATTGAATTTATCTCACATCCCATCATTTCGGATATCGCTTCCAGTCTTTCTTCTCTGTCTCTGAATTTCCTGCTGCAAATAGTTTGCAGCTGGGAAATCTGTTGTTTGGTGATTGTCATACCTATTATTTTGGTAGTAAAAATGTTAGATCTGTATCTTTTGGAAGGTCAACACTTGTCATTGAAAGCGGGATACTTCTTTCAATACCGGTTCCATCTGTGTAGTAGGCTTCAATAAACCACTTCGATAGTTTCGGTTTATATTCCGCCTGGATGATCTCAACACCTTTTTGAAAATCGGTTCCGGGATAATCCTTGTCAGCGATCTGCTTAAGCTCCAAAACTTTTTTACTGTCAAGATCTCCTTTACCGTTTCGCTGTAACAACTTCATTACGGCTCCGAGCAATCTTTTAGAATTATCATCTTTACCCAAACTTTCCAGGAACTTATGAACCATTGCGATTCCGTAAGAAGCGTTTTCGCCGTAGCCGTCTGTTATCCTGTAACCAAGTTTAATGCTTTCTTTTCCTACGGTGATCGTGTGGCTTTGCTGGTTGTTTTTAACGCCGATCGTTTCGATCTTCATTTTCAAGTAAGTTTCAAAATCACTGAAAACTTTGGCTTTTGCCTTTTCCAGGTTTTCGGATGCTTCACGCAAAATCTGCATAGATCCGGGAAGGGTTTCGGCTGCGAGATCGTCAAGGGCTTTCAGATCGTTGGCCCGTTTTTCCTTTTCGGATATTTCAATCTGCTTTAAGTCGTCAGCGATCTTTTTTCGTTGTTCCGGTGATAATGCTTTGATATCTATTGTTGTCATTTTATTGAAGGGCTTTTTTAAGTTGTAAAATTTTAAATTTAAGTTCCAGGCATTTTTCTGTAACTTCCTGGTCTTTCTTTTCCTGTTGCTGAATACGTTCAGTTCTTTCACGTTCTCTTTTTTCCGGATCTTCATCTTTGGTGAAAGCTGATAGTAACATTTCACCTAACATCATTCCACTAAAACCCACTTTTGGCAGTGCATCAATTGCATCATTTAATAATTTGAAATCCTCTTCTGTAAATAATTGTTTTAAATTTTCCATTGTTTAAAAATTGTTTGTTATAATTAATTGTCTTTTTCGGTTGTTCCGTTTACTGTTGGCTGTTCTGTTGGTTCATTGGGAATATTTGCTAATTTTTCTTCTAAAACGTCTAAAAAAGCGTTCATTCTGTCTTCTGAACCATTCATGTACTCCATAAAAAGTTCAGAAGTAACTCTATCATGGGAATTTTTAACGGCAGTGATCTGATCTGTTGACCTTACAATTATAATTGCCGGAAGTTTAGCTGAACTAAGTTCATTCATGATGGCCATTAATCGGCCTTGTAGTTCTGTTGTCATTTGTTTAAAATATTTGTTAAAATCAATTGTTTTTAATTTGGTTGTTTATCCTTTCTGATTCGGCAGCTTTCTTACCATCTGCAAAGGCTTTGTTATACTCTTCTTTCAGAACAGAATCTATATAATCCTGTGCGCTTTTATGCGCTTTGATCATTTTAGATATAGTGTTTTCGCCTTCTATACTTATTTTTTTGATGATTTCATCAAGCATTTTTTCTCCTGTCATGATATTTAGTTTAAGTGAAATTGTAGATCACGATTTGGTTTAGTGTCTTTCAGAATAGAAGCCGGATAATAGTTTTCCAGTTCGTTTCCGTACTCGCAAATAATACCGTGATATATCTTTTGACTGTCAGGAATATTATTGGAAATATAACCGCCGTATTCTCTTACAAATTTGTTTTCAACCAGGATGCTCCATTGCGTTTTATAGTAGTTGAAAAGAGCGGCGTTATTTATCAGATCCCGATCTTTGTAGAAAAACTTATCGGCCATTACTTCACACCAGGTGACGAAAAATCTATGAATTAAGTTATCATATCCCCACTCATTGTAACCGATAGCGTTCATGGTAGGCTGTCTGTTTGCGTTATTTGTTGTCATATTGTGATTGTTTTTAATTAATAATATTGGATCCGTGCAGGATCATTGCTTTTTCCTGGTCTATTACGAATTGACCGCCTTTTGTACGGCCGCCAACCGTTGCTACCAATCCCTGAACCCGAACTATTCGATCTGCAAGCCTTTTAATCATTTTGGCGGTTGCTGTGTATGGTTCCCCGCGGTCCTCATGAGCAATGAAAATGAAAAGTTTATCCGGGTTGTCCTTCATAAGGCTTTGTAAACCTCCATTTTTAAGCTCTTCTACATAAACCGTCACATTATCAATAAAAATGATCTTCGGTGCGTATCTGCGTTTTAAATGAGCTTTGAGATCTTCCAGGGTTACATATCCATAGGCTTGGAAATTTTTGTTTTTTTCGTCCAAATTGGCCCGTTTACAAACATCCTGGAACGATAATCCTAAACCCTCTTCGGCAGATATGTATAAAATCTTTTCAGACAGGCTTAAAAATTGAGCTAACAGAATGGAAAACCATGTTTTTCCGTTTTTCTCTTCACCGTAGATGATCCACATCTTTCCGTTTCGTTCCGGTTTTCCGAATATATCCAGCCAAATACCTGTAAGGACTAAAATTTTCAGGGTTCTATCTAAGATATTTTTAACTGTGTATGTTCTCATTAAGCGCTGATTTTAAGAAGAGTATCAAGATGCCTTAAAGTGGCTTCTTTTTTCATACATTGGTTTACAAGAGTTTCAACAGGCTGGGATCCTTTATGGTTTGCCGATGCTACTTGCGTTAATAACTCGTATCTAAAGGCTTTTTTATCATCCACACCGTTCGGAGTAAGTTTGATAAATTCGTCAGAAAAACGGCTGAATATTTCGGCGTAACCAACCTTTCTGCTGTTGATTCCCTTTTCAATTTTGGCACGAAGCCCGTCAGCTCCAACCATATACCAACCGCAATAACCGTCCGTAGCGTTCCAAAGCTCCTTTAATTCCAAAAATGCGGGATATTCCAGGTCTCCGGCTTCATCAACGACGATAACCGGCTGATGTAACAGGTTTAAATAATATTTCAGGTTTTCTTTTACGTCTACATACTTACCTTTATTATCCAAACCGATGGTTTTTGCCAGTAATCGGATAAATTGTTGTTTGGTTTTAGCCTGTGAACAGTCAATGTAAAAAGCATTTTTAATCGTTTTAACGATGTTTTTTGAACAGAAAGTTTTCCCGATACCGCAATCATCAACCAATATCATTGAGCGGCTGAATGCCTGGCAAAAACTTATACTTTGTTCAATTTCGTTATAGACTTGCGTTCTTACGATTTTCCAATCAATATCACGGATGTTGATATTTAATTGTCTGCCTATTTGAAGCCATTGGCTGTCAGAAATTATTTTTTCTATTTCACCTTTGTTCAATCGGCTATAAACTGCACCGTTTATGTTATAAATTTTAGCGTATTGAGCATCCGTACCACCGAAGTTTTTACGGGCTTCCAATAACGCTTGTCTTACTTGTTGTTTATATGCTAAAGTTAATTCCATGAGATAAATTTTAATTATTTGAAAAATGCGTTTTGCCAGCTCACATTCGGCGTTTGCGTTTTGAAATCCTCTTCCGGCGTTTCGATCGTCTCAACTTTTCCAGGTTCAGAAGGTGCAAAACGTTTGATGTTCATTCCAGGAACATAAAAACCGTTCTTTGGTTCCGGCTTCGGCTGTCGTATGATGTTGATATTCTGTAAGGACTTTTCTTGTCGTTTGATAAAGCCTTCAACAGTTGCAACGTACATGCTTTGAATTTCTCGCGCTTTTTCGTCAGCTTCCGTGCGTTCAATAACCGCTCTATTGTATTTCGGCATTTCCTGAACTTCGCAGATAAACCGGTTTTCGTAAAATGCAAGAGCTTTTAAAACATTTCCCTGGTTATCGTCAAGCCAATAAACGTCGATGTCTTTTCCTTCGATAACCTTCATCGTGTTGATCAGATCTTCGCCTAAACTGATTTTACCATTATCAGCGATTGCTCGTGCTTTTCCTTGTAGCTGTATATATCCTTTGTTGCAGGAAGTTTGTTGATGATATCCTAAACTTGGTAAAATCGCTTTCCAGTTTGTTGGCTTCAATTCCGGGTGCTGCATTTCTAAAAAATATTCCCACCTTGTTTTTGAAGGATCAACAGAATGCGGGGCGTTATTCCAGTCGTAGATATCAGTTATACACTCTTCGATAATTCTTTCATACGGTAACATCGGAACTTCTTTACTGCCTTTTTGGTTCGATTCGCTCAATGCGTGCGGTCTTGCCAGCCATCCTTCACGTTCTTTTTCAGATCCGTATCGTAGTGAACCGAAATACCTTTCGATTCTTTTACCTCTTGCATTATTGGCCTCAATTCTCACATTTTGGAACATATAGCCCTCTTGCAAAAATGACTTTGTAAAACTGCTGTTTAAAGCGCTTTCCGCTTCCAGCCCGTCTGGAATATTGATGCCCCATTCTGTATAATTGCGGACCATTTGCCTGTAAAAATCCAAGATGATTCCTTCTTTTGACTTACCATAAACGAAAACTGTAAAACATTCACTACCAAGATCAATCCCGTTGTAAAACCAAACCCTGTTACCGGTCAAATCTTTGAAAGGCGGGTTTCTGTCGTCAATAGAAATCAAAGAACCTGCAAACTTTGGTCTTTCCAGTTGGTGATAAGGTTTGAAAGCATTCATATACTTTTGTCTGTCACCGGATCTCACTTTGTAAGTAGCTGCTTTGTTTTCCCATTTCGTCAAATAGTTTGTTACAGTACTTTCGGATAACTTCGGAAAGTCTTTTGGTGCATACTCTTCGCCAGTATCTTCGTTGTAAACCGTTACATATCCATTCAGGAAAGCTTCATAAGATCTATGGATCTCTGTGGCTGTTGGTTTGTGAGATTGTGTTTTGAACAAACCATTTAAAATCATTAACGTTTGATCGTCTACCTTTCTCGGATTCTGCTTTCTTTTCCCTTCAACATCTTTGATGATGGAAATAAAATTGAAAGGCCAATCCGTTCCATTAAAATTAAACGGCGTTTCAAATTCATTTAAAGTCTCTTTAAACCTTGTCGGATGCGTAGGCAGGTTATGTGTTGGAAGTTCCTTTTTCTCTAAATAAGCGTTAAAGCTGTTGCTTTCTTCACATAAAAATGTGTTAATTCCTTTTAAAGACATACCAAGTTTAATCCTTTCGGTCTGATGCTTTTCTTTTAATGCCAAAATGCTGATTAAAACGGAAGCATTAGTAATATATCTTTGCTGTTCATCCGGTTTCAAATACGAACCATCCGGGCGCTTAAAAGAAGTATAAAATTCAACTGCAACTGATTCTGTCTTGTAGAAATACAATAGGTTATGTTCTAATTTTCTCGGATCTCCTAAATATTCCTGAATATGAGTAGGAAGCGAATCAAAATCAATAACAACCTTCGTATTCTTTCCGCCGCCACGTTGAAGCCGCTTAACTCCATACGGTTTATTACGGTTCCGGCTGATCTCTACAGACAAACACGCTTGATTTTTCCAGAATTTTGGAACCAGTTCATCAACCATTACGGCGACTATATTTGTATTATTCCAAAAATGCGGCATAGTTAAACTATTGAGTTATTAACTTCTTTTTTTGTGATCCAAGTAAACAGACCACCGAACAAATAATGAGTAGTTCGGATTTCTAAGGTTTTCCCGTCAAGGGAATAGAACCAGTTTTTTGAAGTTTGATAAATTGATTTCATGACTGTTTGTTTTGAATGTTTAGAAATTTGGTAATAGTGTCCTGTACAACTTTGTTGATGTCGGCTTCTAATTTTTTATAATCCGACTTAATAAGATCCGGCGTAATACCGTCTACATTTCCTGATACAGATTGTCTTATATAGTATGAAGACAGGCCGTATTTTAAAACCAAACCATCAATAGCATACTGATTGTATTTGGTCGGATTTTTTTTTGTTACTTTGTTCATTGCTTTGTTTGTTTTGAATTACGAAACAAAGAAAGGAAATATTTTCCTATTATGAAACATTTTTAGGAACTATTTTCCATTTTTTAAATATTTACCATGACATTAGGACAAAGAATCAGAGAAGCCAGGGAGTTTAAAGGCTTTAAACAGAAGGATTTCGCAGTTATTTTAGAAATTGATCAGAGCCATTATAGCAAGATCGAGCGGGATAAGGTTATGCCTACCATTTTGCAGATAACAGATATCAGCAAGAGACTTGATTGTTCTTTAGATTGGCTGATATTAGGTAAAGAAGTGCAAACAGAAAGCGTTTTGCATGATATAGTGATCCAGGACGACTATAAAGAAAGGTACGAACTTGCGATGGAAAACATCAAGCTATTAAAGGAAAACAAAGCCTATATGGAAGCTGAAATAGAATCGCTAAAAAGCAAAAACCGATCGTTTGAAAGACATAATATTAATGCTCCTGAATCTAAATCTAAACTGAAATAAGGTTCCTGCACACATGTTTTTTATATTGTTATTCAATTTTAAAAAGCGCAAGTCATTGAAAATCAATTATTAAAATGGTTATTTGTTTTTAACCAATATTAAATTAAGCAATTTTTGAAGCTGTTTTAATGTTATTTTTTACCTGTTTTTTTCATTTATTCGTTTTACACAATGTTTTTTTTGCTATAATTTGTTAATGCAAGTGTTAATCCAAACGTTAATCCAAAGGAATTTACTTCCTTTTCATTTAGGAAAATGATTCCTTTTTTATTTAGATGAAACAT